GCTGTCTCTGCTCCAAAGGAGCATCGCTTCATCCACCACGAAAAAGTGCCTTTTTGCTGGCTATCGCCAGTATCCTGCGTTCTGGTAAGATATGCAGTATCGTCATCGTTAAACCGACATGAGTTCTCGATCTCATAGGAAGCGACACTAGGAGCAGCGAACCACTGTGAACTAAACATAGTCATTAGCGCTAAGCCCCAGACAGTGCTAGTTGAACTGCACCGATCAATATCGAGTCAGCAGCAGAGACAAAGTAAGGAATTATGTCTACAGAGTTGGCGGCTGTGCTGAGAGTGATGCCAGCATCCCCAACAGTTTTATACTGACTGCCAAGACTTAAAGTTCTGCTCCCAGTGCCGTCCTGAATACAGACGATCACTCCAGCCTGTCCAACCGCTTCTGTGGAAGGATTAGCCAAAGTCACATTGCCCGTAAACGTCAATACAAAATTCTGGTTAGCACTGTAATCCAATGTGACAGACCCAGTATTAGATGTATCCGTATCCGTATTTCCTAGTAAAATCTTACCCGCAGTAAGTTTGCCAGCCACTGTAACATCGGTGCCACCCGTAGGGATTTCTATAACATCAGCGTCAGCATCATTTTTGATGGTTACATCATTTGTCGAACCTTGACCAGTTATGATAATTCCTTCGGCGGATGTATAACCAATCGCTGCATTATCCGAAGCTGCTGTATCACCATCAGCATTTAATGTTCCAGCGGTGAGATCTCCAACAACATCAACATTTGTAGTACCTGTAGGTATACCGAGAACTGTAGCATCTGCATCGTTCACGAGGGTCACGTCGTTTGTGCTGCCCTGTCCGGTTATGATGGCCCCCAGCACAGATGTGTAACCAAAGGCAGCGTTATCGCTGGCAGCAGTATCACCGTCAGGCTGGAAATTAGCGGCTGTAATATCTCCAACAACATCAACATTTGTAGTGCCTGTGGCTATACCAAGAACTGTAGCGTCTGCATCATTTACGAGGGTAACGTCATTCGTTGACCCTTGGCCTGTTATGATAGCCCCCAACACACTAGTGTAACCAAAAGCAGCATTATCACTAGCAGCAGTATCTCCTAGTGGCTGAAATGTTGCATCGGTAACGATTTCTTTTACTGCACCAATACCACCGTCAGTCTGAATCGACCCACTCGTTCCACTGGTGCTATCTGTAGCATCGTCAGTACGGATAACACCTTTAAATGTAACGCCTGTAGTACCTGTTGGAACGCCAAAAACTTCACCATCAGCGTCATTTTTTAATGTGACATCGTTCGTACTTCCTTGACCTGTCAGGATCAGCCCTTCAGCAGAAGTGTACCCTATGGCAGCATTATCACTGGCGGAAGTATCCCCGTCTGCATTAAGCGTAGAGGCCGTAACATCTCCTACAATATCGACGTTTGTAGCACCAGTAGCGATTGTGATTACGTCAGCATCGGCATCATTTTTAATTGTGACGTCATTGGTGCTACCTTGACCCGTAAGGATAAGCCCTTCAGCCGAGGTATACCCCATTGCTGCGTCGTCTCCCGCAGCCGTATCTCCGTCAGCGTTTACTGTAGACGCAGTAACATCTCCTACTATATCTACGTTCGTTCCGCCTGTTGCGATAGTTATTACGTCAGCATCAGCGTCGTTCTTTATTGTGATGTCGTTTGTGGAACCTTGACCTGTGAGAATTAATCCTTCGGCAGAAGTATAGCCCATCGCAGCGTTATCACTTGCTGCGGTATCTCCGTCGGCATTTATAGTTGAAGCAGTTACATCTCCAACTATATCAACGTTTGTCGCTCCTGTAGCGATAGTGATTACATCCGCGTCGGCATCATTTTTAATAGTTACGTCGTTGGTACTGCCTTGTCCTGTAAGAATAAGACCTTCGGCTGAAGTATAGCCCATAGCGGCATTATCACCGGCAGCAGTATCTCCGGTAGCTTCAACAGTAAGTCCTGTTATTACGCCTGAAGCAGTTATGGCCGCACTAGCAGTAAACGCTCCGGTAACATTGCTTATGGCTTCTACTACATTTGTACCGTCACAAAACAGAAACATGGTAGTACCATTAGGCACAGATATCCCGGTACCCCCGGATGTTTTTAATGTAGCTGCTTGTCCAGTTCCATTTTTCACAATATAAATTTTAGAGAGTGTGGGGCAAATAACAGTGGCTGCTCCGCTTAAATTAGTACCAGTATCAGTCAAACTAAGCATAGCCGAACGAGATTCAGCGGTAGTACCGTTAGCTGTTGAAAGTGTGGCCGAATTACCAGACCAAGTATTAATAACACTACGCCCGGCAATAGCTTCTTCTATCATAGACGTTATGTTGTCATTTACTACGGTACCCCAAGATCCGTCTAACTCTCCCTGAGTAGGTTTAGCTATTTTAAGGAGAGTAGTGTATGTAGTTGCCATTTGCGTAACCTCGTACAATCATAGTGTATTAATATAATACTGTGTGTTTATCTAAAATCCACTAACATTTTGCCAATTTGGCGTTTGAGAAGTACTTATAGCTGAAAAATTTGGGGTTTGACTTGTATCTATCACACCCCAAACTAAAACAGTATTTACACTTCCAGTAGCACTTACACCGGTAACTGTAACAGTTGCACCACCTCCACCTATTGCTGTGCCAAGAGCGGAAGTACCTGCTACCCCCGTTACCGTAATATTTGCATCACCTGTAACAGCTTCAGAACCAAGAGCGGTGGTACCTGCTACTCCTGTTACAGCAACACCAAGGGCTGTGCCCCATGCACCTTGACCCCAAGTACCTCTTCCCCAACCGCCTAAAGCCACAACTACTACCTATATTAACTATGCAATACGAATAATCGCATTACTCGCATCTGCCGCAGGAAATGTAATTTTAAAATCGCCACCTGAAGATGATTTATCAGCCCCAAAATCAAGTATGGCAACTGCTTTATCAGAATCACTATCATTATAAATCAGTGCTCCTCTAGCCGTAATTGTTGAACTGCTCCATGTAGAATCAGCAAAATCAGTAAAAGCGGTTGTACTACTGCTCGTTGGGTCAATTCTGGTAAGGGTATTACCACCTGCAGTATACCCTGTGCCAGATACTTCATTAGTCGCACTATATGCCGTTGTGGAAGCACTAAGGGTGGCACTGGATGTATACAATGCTATTTTAAAGGTATCACCACCACTTAATTTAAAATTATGTACCCCTTCTAAAAGTTCTACCTTAAAAGAAGTTGCCATTGCTTGTGTAATCGCCATAATCTGCTCCTAACTTACGGCTTGTCTGTATTGTCCTGCGCGATAAGAATCTTCACGTAACTTACCATCACCAAGATTTTTAAGCAGTCCTATGGATTGCAGATACATCTTATCGTATATGGCTACCATATCTGGTTCACCCTTCATAAAACGTATAGCTTCAATTAAAGCACCGTTTAACAATACAGAGCTAAATTCATTCCCTAACCATGTAGTACTCGCGGTGACAATAGATTCAGGGTAATAACCATAATGTAATTCAGTAGTGTACCCACTGTTCGGGGTTGGACCCAATATAAAGCTAGTATCATTAAAATACGCATAATGTGCAGGAAATGCTGTAGTAGAAGGATTGGGGTACGCTTCCCGTATAAAATTAACATCTTTGTTCACTAAATAGGTATAAACACCATCACCATCTAAAACTGCTAGGCTATAGGTGTATAAAAAATCTGCGGGCGTAGCTAAATATTTATTGCCAGATGTTAGTGTACCTGTAACATTTTTTCGTAAAGCGGGTATTTGCACACTATTATAGATATTCTGTTCAGCTTGGTCTACAAACAGGGCTAATTGAGCATCCGTAAAGGTATTCTCACATATATCTGCTATATTTGTTTTTAATTCTGTATAATTCATATCTAGACCAAGCTCCTAGGAAGTTGTTACTACAACCTGACCTATAAATCCAGCGCCAATAACAGGTGGTATTTCCTCTTTACCCGCCGGGTTAATTCCTCCTGTTGAGGTAACGGCAACAATCTGTGCTCTACTCTGTGCATAACCTGCAAAATCCGGCCTTGGATTTCGTATGGCTTGAGGATCATCCACAGGATACATACCTAATTTATTCTGCGGGTGATCCTCGTTCCAACATGTGGGACATGCCATTATGTTTGTAACTTTGTCTTTCTTAACCAAATTACGTAATTCACGTAATTTATACCTGAATCCACAAATATCACATTCCGCAATGGCATTCTTACCAGATGCAAACCTTTCAACCATATAACAAAGCCTCTAACCTCTTTCCCTCATAATAATCCCTGCTGCGGCCATTACAGCGGCTGCAAGTAAGAAATAAAAGGCACTTCCCGGCATGATCATCGAAAGGATCAACGCCCCAACACCAACCGCAAGCCATGAAGTTGGTTCAACTATTCTACTTCTAATCCAATTCATCTTACTGGACTCCTGTTTATTGCTTATATTCTAGTAGCACGAGGGACAAATCTCGCTGAAGTTTTGTCCCTGTCTTCTTCTGCTGCTAATTGAAACTGGGTTTCATATTCAGCTTTTAACATCTGAAGTCTAGGAGCAAGTTCCGGTTCCTTCATAGCAATTCCATAAGCTAGCCCTGCTACCAAACTAGGCAGGAAACGATAATTCATATCTGCTGTTTCAACACCATTCCCGGCGTCTTCAATACGCCTCATACGCCAATACACAAATGTATAATCATTACTGTTAGGTACCGGCCATACATTTATGCGGGGAGCAGTAATAAGACGTTCTACCCACACCTGTATGGGCCTACCACGTGTTAATTTATTAGGTATTGACGAATAATCACTCACACTGATTCTGCTCATATTAAGATCAGATTGTTTAGTCGTGTCACCACTGTCAGTACGTATGACCTGTTCCAATAAATCTATAGTGTCGGCAGGTAGGGTATATTGGGAAGTACCTGTTACAAGGCTTACGGTATCAGAATCTATCGTCCAGAGATTTATACCCCTATTCTGCCATTCCAGAGTAAGTAAGTTCATAGATCTGCGAGCAGTTCTTAGGTCGTATCCTGAACGCATTTCGCGGCCAGCACGTTCCCATGCTTCTTCGGCAATCTCCGCGAAATCCATATTAAATGCTGTTGTACCCGAAGTAGCCATAACTACGCTTTCTTAGTTTTCTTGAGCTTCTTACCGGTCTTTTTAGCGTACTTCATAGCCTTCATTTTTCCGGCTTTAGTGTACTTAAACGTCTTCTTTTTCTTTCCTGTTCCTACGGTAGGCATTAATCTCTCCTCACTGTTTTCTTGCAGCAATCCTCAATATCTCTGTTAACATGATCGCTGCACGTACCTTTAGATGGTTGCTTCCGAGCCTTACTCTGTTTCACGAAGGCTTTTATTCTTCGCTCCACTGAATAACTAACCCTTTGCCCAACTGCATTATCCATCAGGAACCCTTCATGCGTATCATCTTGGCCTTACGACGACCCTGCGTTTCTTTGCCACAACCACGGATCTTACCACCATGATAATAAGATTTTACAGTGCCACCTGCTGCGGATTTCTTCTTCTTCCTCTTTTTCCGAGGCTTAATATCTTCAACCGTGAAGCCCATAGGTCTATCACGAACTTCATCCCTTGGAGTGCCGGGGCGTCTAAACCGGCCTTCAGGTGCACCAATAGTCGGAAGACGACTACGAGGCGAGAAACCCATAGGCGGAGTTCTAGG